TTTGCCCTACAGAGGGACGATTGGTTCTTGAGGCAAGACATCATATGGGCTAAAGGTAATCCTATGCCTGAAAGCGTTAAAGACAGGTGTACAAAGTCACATGAATACATCTTTCTACTAACAAAAAGTCCTAAATATTACTATGACTATAAAGCAATTGCTGAAAAGAGTATCTATTTTGAAACAGATAATAGAGCTAGACTAGGCAGAGTGCCACATAAGTCAGGTAAATCAGCAAGCAAGGACAATCAGTATGCAATTGATGGTGTTGGTTATTCAGAAGATGGTATGAAGAATAAACGATCAGTCTGGAATATAAATACTAAGCCATCAAGTGTAGCACACTTTGCAGTATTCCCTGAAAAGATTCCTGAATTATGTATTAAAGCAGGAAGCAGAGTAGGTGATACTGTATTAGATCCATTCTTTGGTAGTGGTACTACAGGCTATGTAGCACAAAGGTTAGACAGGAAATGGATAGGGATTGAATTAAATCCAGAATACATAAAGATAGCAGAAGAAAGATTTCGCCAACAGGAGTTGTTTGCTCCACATGGAAGCGAAATGGAAGAAGTTAATTACATAACATATCACGATCCAGGAGACGAGAATGACAAGAGAAACAATTAGAGATCATATCCCATGGGATGACGTAGAATATACTAGGGATAATGGGGAGGATAAGAAAGATTACATAGAGTCCTTAAGCTCCCCAGAAAAGAAGACTATTCACCATATTAAAGTAGATGCTACTGGTGTACAAAGCTTAGTAGATAAATTACAAGATCAGGTAACTAAGTTAGATTTTGAGTTACATGGTATAAGAGATGAAATAGCTGAATTAGAAGCAAGGAGTCTACAAAATGTCCTCACCAAGCAAAGCAAAAGGTAACAGGTTTGAAAGGTTAGTAGTTAATACTGCTAAAGAAGCTGGATTTACTGCTCAGAGAGCCTATGCTTCAGATGGTAGAAGTCTTGGTGAAGCACCAGATGTAGACTGCCTAGTAGGTGGTTTTAAAATACAATGTAAGACTAGAAAACATATAGCTAATTGGATTAAAGTACCTGATTCATGTGATGCTACAGCTGTTAAAGAGAACAGAGGTGACACATTTATTGTGATGCGTTATGATGATTGGTTAGAGTTAATTAAGTTGATATGAAAAGTTTAAAAGAAGATGTAATTATCTTTTTGAATAATTCTGCATCATCAATTAAAAAAGAAAAGAATGATCTGGATATTTTGCATCATATTTCTAATTTAAATAGAGTGTTAATGCAAAAGGTAGACTATGTACTAGACAATAAAGAGAAGTTTAACCTTATCCGTGACCAGGATAGTTAGCAGGGAACAAAGGGTGTCAATTTATTTTGGCACCCTATCATATTAAGAAATTTCTATCAATAGATTGTAATGCACTAGCATACATAGGATTCATAGCTTTCATCCTAGATCTGATTTGCTGTTTTCTTCTCTTATCTTTTTTATAAGTCTTAGTTCCAGTTAATTTTCTTAGATATGCCATTACATTATCTGAAGACTTTCTAGTATCACTATCAACATATAACCCAGTCTCAGTTAAGAATGATTTCCAATAATGTTTATTTAAAAAAGCTTCCTTAGTATGAAACCAAGATCTTGCAGCTTGTAGATTAGCTAAACGTGTTAACCTGTAATTTCTATCTAAATCATCTACGGTATCCATTGGAGAAACATTATTAGTAATACCAAGAATAGCAAGTTTATGATCATGATCTATTTTCATTTTTCCAAATATCTCTAATAACTCAAAGCCTGCACTAAATGTTGGTCCAAGTTCTGATAATTCTCCTTTACCATATAAAGCTTTCTCAGCCTGTTCTCTTCCTTCTTTGGTGCTTCTGTCAGCAGTCCAGTATTTCCAATAATTATGTAACCATTCGTATGTATCATTTTGAAATAAATTACTTACTCCTAAACCTAAAGCTGCAGTCAGCCCACTAGATATTCCATAAGCAATACCTAATCTATAAAGCCTATGTGCTTCATACTCTCTAAATCCACCAGATTTTATACGATTAATACCAGACTTTATCCAGTTGTATTGCATATCAATATTAGAAAATCTATACTGCTTAAACTGTCCTACAACTGATCCTACTGGGCCTTTTATAATATCTGGCTTTTGTAGTCTAGAATATTCATAATGAACTTCTATAACTTTATTATATGCTAGCTCACCAGCTGTTCTATCTACCCATGCTCTTCTTTCTTTTTCAGTAGAAGTCTTTTTACCTAATTCTTTCTCAATCCACCAATTTGGCATTTCTGATAAATTCTTATGAGCTAATCCATATGATGTTCTAAATGTATGTTGTCTTATAACTCCTTCTACATTCCTATGCATAAAAGAGCTAACATCTGCAACTGAATCAATCCATCTTAACGTCTTATCAAATGCAGATTCATTAACAATCATTATCCTACCTTCAACTTCTGCAAGTCCAGGTGGTAGTATACTAGTCTCTTTTGATCCACGTGTAGCAGCTGCATCATTATATGAACTGGTAAGTCTTTTAAGAAAAGAATCATCTTTAGCCCATGAAAGTCCATGCTTATTTTGATAATAGTTTACTGCATTTTCAATATCAACATTATCTATGTAAGCATCTGCTACTTTTCTAGCTCTAAATCCCATATCAATATATTCAAAGAATTTCTGAGTATAATTCCTTAGTGGACTTCTTACATTAAATCCCATTGTCCTAATGAAACCCATGGAAGTAAACAGTCTGGATAACTTTCTACCTCTAGTATCATGTGGTCCAGTAATAAGCTGTGATTCTTCTGCAATATTATTTAATGTTCTTATTGCTTCTTCAGCAAAATCAGCTACCTGTTTTACATTATTAACATTATTTCTATCAGCAAATTTTGTACTCTTTATTAGAGTATCAAAAGAATCTGTAAGAACTGTTTCTAATGACCTCTTATAATTATACCTAGTTATATCATGAATATACTGAGAGATAAAAAATAAAGGATTTCTTGAATAGTATTCTTCAGCTCCTTCATTTCTTGATTTTAATCTATCAATTAATGTTCTATTATTGGCTAATAATGTATCTCTAAATTTTTGTGATGCTGTCTCATTCATATCTGGATTTGGTCTTTCCATCCACTGATGAAATAGATCCATTGTTTTCATTATAGTCAATACATGATAAGGCATATACTGTTCTTGGCTTAAACTATATCCCTCAAGATTAGATTCCTTCTTAGCCTCACCCGATAGATTGTACCTACTGTCTGTTGATTCCTCTTTAGTAAGTTCTAATTCTTTTATCTTATTCTCAATATTTTCAACAAATGAATCTAAACCTCTAGCATGACCTTCACGAATATCTAGTTTTTTTGCAAAGTCCCTCTCCATTCTTAAAGCATTTATAGCAACAATAGCTAAATCTTTTCTTGTACTTATCCATGCATTTTGTATATTCTTTGCATACTTTTTTTCTCTAGCACTCCATGGATCTTTTCCTTTATTCTTTCTTAAATGATCTGTATTCATACCCTTTAAAACATCTATAATACCATGATATAGATCACCAGCTCTTGTTCTGGCACCTTCACTATTCAAGCTTCCTAAATGCTTTATAATATTTGCTTCTGCTTCTTCTAATTGAGATCTTTTACCTGATGACATCATTACCATTTCCAGTTCAGCGAGTGCCTTAGTATTAACATCAAAATGCTTACTACTAGCAAGCTTAGTTAGTGAAGACTTAATGTTAGAAAGACTATTCATAGCTGCATTCTTATGATTTCTTTCATAACTTAATATATGGTGTATCTTTTGAGATGTCTCTTTGCCAAACGGGAGTATCTTTAGTTTTTGAGGAAGTAACTTCCATGCATGAAATGAACCTTCAAAGCCTTGCTCTAACGATTTTGACCATGCTTTTACATGATTTCTAAACATTTTAACATCTGATTTTGATGGCTGATGATATTCTAAATCTTTACCTGTAGCATCAGCAAATCGTTCTTTAAACATATTCCAATTATCATGCCACCCAAACTTTCTTAATGTTTTATTATTCTTAAATAATTCTTTATTAATTTTATCCATATCCCTGTCTATGGATTCTATTTCTCTTGATGAAAGTTCAGGATGAAGCGCTTTAGAGGAACCATGACAAAATATAAAATTACTTATCATTATTTACACCTTTTTTCCCTTATAGCATCTAGTCCTTGTTGATTTGTCTTTATCTTATCTCTTCCTTCTAAACCAAATTTACGGTTAAAGTTTCCAGACTCTCCAAATCTAAACATATTTCTAGTAGGAGTTGTTGTCCCTACACCTACATTTCTGGCTATTCTAGCCATATCAAATGGAGTAATTAGCCTATCTCCATTAATGAACTGATTTATCATTGTCAAAGCTTCTTCCTGTTTTACATCAGTCATTTTAGCTGCAGTTTTTAGCACATCATTATCAATATTAATTAATCTTTTATTAAAATTATTTATATATCTTTCAGTCCTGGTAACATCCATTTCAACCATATTATAAGGACTTGATATTCCATAATATGCAAGATTCTGCATCTTAGCTAATTCACTAATTATTCCTTTAGCTTCATTTGCACTTAATACATTCTCCTTAGACCATCCTTCTTTATTCATTACCTCTGTAAGATAGCCATACACTGTCTTTGATATTTTTTCATTATCAGTAAATTTAAAGTCACGAGTATACTCTCCATTTTTTTCCATAATGGTAAAGGTATCCTGCATAAGCTCAGGGGTTAGCAACCTATATATAAAAGCTTTCCTCTTCAATTCATCAGTTAATCCATATTTACCACTTATATCATTAAAAAAGGTATGTAGTAATGCCTTCCTTTGATTAGAAAGCAATTGCCCATCCTGATAATTCATATAATCAAATGTAAGCTTTCTGAAAGAACTAGTAAACTCTGAATATGCTGGAAGAATGGTTCCTCTGTATGCCATGTCTGTCATGCTAACAACATCACTATTTTCTAATGTTGTCTTTAAAAGTGGCTTTCCAAAAGCAATCCATCTAGAACGTAGTTTAGTTTGTTTTGTTGGTGAAGCTATCTCAAACTTTTTTCCACCAATAACAATTACATCATTCTTGCCTATCGGATCTTTATTTGTTTCACCTTCTTTAATAACCTGTTTTATTACTGGTTTATCTCTCCCTCCAGACCATATTACCCAGTCTGAACCATAAGCTGGAACTGTACCTGGAGCTTTTGATTCTCTAAAAGTAAATACATTATTACTACTTAAATAATTTTCTCTAGAACCTATCACCATCTCAAGATCTGATTTTAACTCTGTATAATAATTTAATCTATTTTCAATCTGCTTTATTTCATACTCAGTAGAATAAGGATTAGATTTAATCTTTTCATATTCACCTGTAATACTTGCTAGCTTATCAGATAAAACTATTAGATTTGCCATCTGTCCTTCACTCTTTACAAGTTTTGCTATATCTCTACTAATACTTTGTACATTTTCCAGTTCAAATGGCTTTGTTAATAGGTTTCTTTCTCCTTTAAAAATAAGATCTTCAACAGGCGTTGGTCTATGTGGTGGAGCTGTATCCCTTTCTAAAGCCTTATCATACATACTATATAGAGAACGCATAGCTATATCAAATGGAGCCCTACTTGTCTCTGTAAGAAAATCTTGCATAGTTTTCTTACCTGCATCAAGATTAAGTTTTAAAGTTTCATTAAATAAAAATGGTTTTTCCCCAGTAAAATATGAATTCTTCATGTCACTCATACCAGTGTATATATCCTTGAGTCTTATTTTACTTTTAGTTTCTCCTTCTGTAAACTCACCTCTGTTATATGTTAAATACCTGCCTAATGGTCGTATGATTGTATCATATAAATGATTCTTTATTCTTTCATCTTTTATAATATCTTCACTAAAACCTTTTTTATCTTTAGCCTGTACACTAAATAAACCTACAAAACTTTTTCTTTTATCAACTTGGCCATCTATTAAAAACTCCCTACCAAATAATATATCTTTGATAGTCTGATCTATAATCCTAGAAAATCCTTGCTTATCAATAGGAATATCAAGCATAGTTTTGTAGTTATCTAAAAACAGTTTCACTGCTCCAGCAACATTATCTATAGTATCAATATAACTTTTCTTATCCTTCATTGTTATATTAATCTCTTGCTTATTTAATAGATATTCTCCTACCACACCTCCTTCGCCTATGGCATTAGATAAATAAGACATCATTTGATGCAATTTTACAAATCTTCCTCTTAGTTTAGATGAATTATTTACATCTCTAAACCACTCTTTTAATGTTTCATGATTTCTAATTGCAAAGTCAGCTTCTTTATCTACTAATAAAGCATATTCATTTGCATCTACTTTAACCTGATGACCTATTGTAGATCCTACTTCCTTTAAGAACTCTCTAGTTGAAGTAATGTAAGTAGCTGTCTTATCAAAATCATGATCTGCATCCTGTCTTAATACATCAAGTGCATTCTGTCTTGTAGCATTACCTGATCCCTCTTCATAATGCTTCCATCCTTCAACTTCCTTTCCTTTAGGCTCAGTACCTTTTATATATATTTCCTTATTATCACCATCTTGATGCTTTAATATATAATGATCTTTATGTTTTACAATTTTATTTGCAAACTTTGTACCTTTGCCAACACCTTTTTTAATTGCTGCCAATTGAGCACGAGCCTGTTCTAAATTATCAACTACCCATATATCTACAAGATCACCAGTTTTATCTCTACGTGTAGGATGTTCATACATATCAACTAATACATCATATATTTTTTTACCATCTTTAATATATGGTTCACCTTTTACTCTTTTAGAATCAGGTATTAAATCTCCCTTTCTAACTATACCTGTACTTTCCCTATGCACTTTATTTATAATAACATCATATGAATTTCTTGGCTGTCTTAGATTTAAAGCTCCCATCCATATATTATCTTTCTCAGCCATAAAGTTAAGTACTGCATCATTTGTTTTACCATTTCCAAAGTCTATTACTTCATTTGCAAGTGCTTTAATCTGTGTATATAGCTTACTATTAGACCGATATGTTACTGCGTCCACATCAGATTCCATCATTGATTTTTTAGTTAAAAGATCTACCATACTACCATCAGGTAGTAACTCCATTCCCTCTACAATAATACTAACTTTACCCTTCTTACCTGGTATTACCATAAAATCAGACTTACTCATAGCCTTTATAGCAGGATTATATAAGCTATTTCTAACTATAAAGAAAGAACCTACATTAGCATTAGAATCTCCTCCTAGATTAGTATGTGTAGACACATCATATGGCTTAAACGGCATATTAGCAAGTTCACTATTTATTTGAAATCCTCCAAATATCCTCTGTCTCCTACCACCATCTCCTGATTGATATAATATAGGTAAGTCAACATTCCTATCAGCAATAAAAGGTTCCATTGGAGAATAGGAACTTCCATCTACCTCATATGTACCTATCTTCGAGCCACTGAATATCCTGCTGAATAGATTATCAACTATCATATCCCCCATCCAGTCATTAGTAACTACACCATTTGCATCCAAATAAGCATCAAGAGAACTCCTATTAGGATTCATCTCTCCATCCTGTCTTTCCATAGTAGATAATTTTCTACCAATTGATGTTACAGCATATGGATCACCATGCATTGCAGAAAATAATGTTCGGAAATCATCTATATGAACATCAGTACGAGTCCAATTATTTAAACCTGATCTGTCAGAATAATGTACCCCTGTATTAGCACCAACAGATGCTCTGTGAGGAGTAGATGCCATTGTAACCATATATGTTTCCCAAGGAACTTCACGCACCATATTTTCATAAGCTCCACCTTCTCTTGCTCTATCTATTGTATTTAAAATGATCTCTTCTGTGCTTTCAGCTTTGACTGCAACATTATTCTTTAATACTTCTGTAACAGGATTAACATACATATCTTCAAGTTCTTCTCTTCCAGATCTTTCTTTATTTATCTTATTACCTGATTTAAATGTTACCTGATCTAATCCAGCTAATTCCATTCTTTCAGCTATAGTTGGATTGTAGAAGAATGCAGACTTATTATAGTATACCTGAAGACTTCCATCTGGAGATATTGACACATTAGCACCTTTAGGCTTCATTGCTCCTACATTAAATCCTACCAATTCTCCATTCTCTATCTGTAAAAATTCTTTTCTTGGTGCAAATGTACCTAAGAATCTTAGAAATGCTTTCTTACTTAAATATGTGGGAGCATCAGTAAGTTCTTTGTCAATTTTATTTAATTCATTCATCAACTCTGTTTCAGTTATTCCAGCTAGCATCCCTTCTTTTTCATATTCTTTAAGTCTTTGCTTAAATCTAGAAGATACAAACATAGACCCTGGAATAGTATTTCCATCAGCATCTGTTACTTTTACTCCATCATTTATTGAAAGACCTTTCATTGGAATAATCTCTCCATCAGGACCTCTCATCTCACTATACGCTTCTGCCATTATTCTGGAAGCATCACTCCCTGTCTTTAAGTGAACAAGGTTATAATATTGTGTCATCCAGTCATGATACCTATCTGTAAGCATATGTCCTTTGCTAAAGTCAGCTATCTTCCTTCTCTTCATATATTCTAATTGTTGTGTTCTAGTTAAATCTCCCTCAACATATATATTAGACTTATTTAAAAGATTCCATGCTTCTGTAATGCCATCTTTAACATCTTCAACTGACATATCCTCAATTCTAAATCGCTCAGATAGTTTATTAGCTTCAGTTTTACCAATTAAAGCTTCAGCTAAATAGTGCAAATTATCTGTTCTACCTTCAGCAAATGCATCATTCAATGCTCTTTGAGCCATTCCTAACTCAACTACCAATTGAGTACCTTCAGCTATGACAACTCTAGCTACCTTCTGGGGTTGAACTGTTTCCTGATCTCCAACAGCTTTCTTAAATGTTTGACGTAGAGTTTCGTTTCTTGCTGTAAGATTTTCAATAGATACCCCTCTTTCAAGTATAGAGTCTATCTGTCCCATAATATCTTTATCTAAAACAGTTAAAGTTTGATATGAATCAGAGTCAACTTTTCTCCATTTTATATCACTCTGAAGATCAAACCACCCTATATTACTCTTAAAGAGCCAATTTCTTAATCCAAGTAATCCTCTACTATCTGTTTCACTCTGTAATGGTAATCTTATTCTTGACTCTACTAATTTCCCTGAAGCTGGTGTGCCCTCAAATCTTACTCTACCTACTTCTTCTGAAAATACTTTAGAAGATACTACTTGCCATGAATCTGAATACAGTTGATCAAGTGATTGACCTTCTTTACGTGTAGCTTTATTAACAATACTCTCTAAAGCAGTTATTATCTCATCATTTCTAAGTTCATTTGCTAACTTGTCTCCCATCATATCTTCTATAATTCTTTCCTGTTCTCGCACAGTAACACCATAATCAGCTTCAAATTTTGTTGGTGTTGTATTTATTTTCTGTACATGATCTCTTGCAGGAATATCATGTGGACTTTTATTTATTTGCTCATTCACATATGCATTTATATTCTCAAACGTACCTACTCTTTTATGTAGTTTCTCTTGTGTAAGCAATACCATCTCTGCTAACTGATCTTTATAAGCTTTCTCTACAGTACCTTCTTCTGATATAAACTCAGTTATATCTTTCTTTTTAAAACTTTCTAACTGATTTACAAGATTACCTAACTCTTTTATATTCATGGTTACTAAAGCTTCATAGTCCCATGTATCAAGAAGAAACTTTAGATTTGCCTTTAATGTATCTAGGTTTTTAACAAGTTCAATAAAATTCGTATTTATATCCTTATCATACTTAAATATTTCATCTACACCTTTTAAATATATACCCTGATCTTTAGTAAGTTTTGTATGATACTCTTCTAGCTTTGTATATCCATGTACAAAATCTTTTATATGCCCTACTTGTGAATATAATTTAGCTGAATTAAGTAAAGTTATTACATTTCCTGTTCCTCCCAGACTGTCAATCAATTTGTCAATAGAACTTATATCACTTCTAAGTCTTATAGGACCATCAGAAGATTTCATCCCAAGTTCAAAATCTTCATAATATGATCTTAATCCATCTATCTCTTCCTTATTATTTTTATAGTAAGGAGACTTTTCCAGTATATTGAATAAAATATCTGATGTAGGCATTTCTATAAATTTTCCTTCTCTTCTTGCTAGCCCACCTATACCTTTTAATTGACTTAAACCAGGCAATGCACTACCATTCATTAACACAACTAGAGAATGCTTTAATTGATTATCTCTATTCAAGCTTTGAATATTTAATGTATCTACCATATGCTCAAGAGATTTATGCATCATCCTCTCATAAGTAGCCTTTTCTAGTTCCTTGTTACCAAATATACCTCCTAAATATTTGTCAATAGTTTCTTTAGCTATTGCTATTGTATCAAAAGTAACATCCTTTGTCCCAGCATCACCTCTGCCTTTTGCACCTCTTAATACATGATGGAAGTTCTTAACTTTTGCATGATAGTCTACAAGTTCTTGTATTCTCTCAGAATCTTTAATCTTATCACCTTCTTTAATAGGTTTCATTTCACCTAATCTTAATGTCTCAAAGGCTTCGTCAAGTTCTCTAACTTGTTCCTTGGAAAATGATGTGAACAGGTGTTCTCTGTTTGATTCATGAGTACCAATATATAAAGAGTTAGCAATGTCAACATCTGTTCTTGATGCCTTGTATACATCCCACATATTTTTATCTGAAAGTATATTCTTATCACGCATATTCGCACTTTCACCATATGCAGCTAGGCTCATAACAGTAACTGCATCGTTATATGCTTTTTTTAATAATTTAATAGCTTCAGGTGAAGCTTCTGGTATATCAGTACGCTTTCCTTCCTGTCGAACAAAACTATCTTTACCCATTTCTAAATACATAGAATGAGCTGATATCAGGGCCCTTAAATCATTTCCTCTTTCATCTGAAGGTATATTCTTTGTTCCAATAATCTTTCCAAGGTCTATTCTTGGTATACCCATAACACCAGCTTCTTTACTCCAAAGTGGAGCTAAATCAATCCCTATAGCCTGATATAAATTGAAAATAAAATTATCTTGGAGTTCTTTATATTCTAAATTTGCTTTATGAAGAGCTTCTTTTTCAATCTTATTCATCCATATAGTAGGATTAGTTTTAGACTCAGATAAACCCTTGATACTATTGACACTGTTTACAATTGATTCAGCTTCTTTAGGTGTCACATGTCTCATAGCAGTACCTATATCAGTAGCAGAATTGTCATAATGTGACATAACCTGTATTGCTATTTCTAACTTTGCTTCCTGTGTTTTATCAAGACTTCCTGCGTTAAACTCTCTATATGCTTTATCTAAAGGTTTAGCATTTAAAGGAACTTCAGTATCTGTTGGAACTACAAAAAATGGTCTTAGTATATCATCTACTTCACGATATTCACCAGTATTAACTAAATGCCTACCAATCATATAAGAAGATGGAGATTTATAATCTAACATATCACCTCTTCCCCTAATGCCTAATAACTCTAATCCATGCTTAACAGCTCTCATTTCCTTTACGTTATTAGTATAATACTCTCTTATCTCTCCCCTTTCCCACATACCACGCTTAGTCTTACTGGTATTCATATCTCCGAATGTTCTTGCACCTTTAGACATTACCATGCCTACAATAAGATTAGCTGCTATCTCAGCTCCATCAGTCCCAAGAACATCTATTCCAATAGTACCATATTCTTTATAATAATCATGTATAGAATGCAAATTCATAGCCATAGCACCTGCAATCATTCTTGGAGCAGATCCAACTATATCCTTTTTTGCTTCAGTAAGCATATACTTACCCCACTCCTTACTGAATGTTTTTCTTACCTTATCTAGTATATCTGTAGTTTCTTTTTTACTAAGTAAGGATATATCTTTCCCAACAAGCTCAGGTATAGCTTCTTTTAATTTATTTGCAGAAGTATTATCTATTAATGTTAAAGTTGCTTTAGCCTGCTTCTCTGTCATTTTACCCAGTGGTTTCCATGCTTTTCTAACTGTATTTAAACCACCACGAATCTCAGAAAATAATTTAGTAGATCTTCCACCTCTGATAAATCTTGTTGGACCAATAAATCCCATCCACACACCTGACATTCCAGCATCTCCTAATACACTAAGAAAGCCAGAATTAAGACTTTTAAATTGCTGTAACTCCTTATCATCATAATCTAACCCTACTTGCGATGTAAGTCCATATACAGCATTTTCAATACCACTTTTAGCAAGTTGATGAGTAAGTCCTAATGCAAAGTCACTTGAATATGCAGCTAGAACCTGTCCTCCCTTACCAGCTAATGCAGGTACCTTTGTACCTAATGCACCAGCTACACCCTCCATAACATTGTGAAAGTTTTTATTAGAATATTTTAACGCAGAAGACAATAAATGACTAGCAAGATCAACTGATGTTTCTTGACCTATATCACCCATATGTCCTATAATTTTCCCACTAAGCTCATCAACTGCATTAGCATATGATGTCTGATTACCTTTCCATAACTTTTTATACCTAGGATCAGTTACTAACTCAAATGCTTCATCCATTATACCTATAGTTCCACGTTCAAGCCCTTCCATTGCTACGTCTGCAGTTTCTCCACGCATAATAGCTTCACCATATTTAGCTAATGACTGGTTTGCTTTTTGTGATCCAAACTTCTCTAAAGCTGCATTACCAGCTCTCTTTGACATTGCTCTTCCTACTGCACTTCCAGACTTTCCTAATCCTATAGCTCTTGCTGCACTTGAAAGAATCTTACCAGTAAAACCAAATGTGGGAAGCATACCAATACCTTGACCAATAATGTATCCTGCTTTACCAGAAGGTGTTTGCTCCTCCCAAGGTCTGTATGCACCTCCTGCAGCTATCCCTCTAACTACTTTACCAGGGTCACTTGCTGCAAATATATCTAATGCTCCCCAAGAAGCTGAAGAAAGTCCTCCCCAAACAAGATTACCAAAGAAATCATGAGCCATATTGGCATCTTGTGCATTGGTTACAACAGGGTCTTTATTTAGATGCCTATCTTTATACTGCTGTAGTATGGAATACCTGTCCAAACTATTACCATTCATAGATATCCCCTTTATATAGAAATTATCTTAATTAACCTGCACCCCCACCTGATCCAACATTTTCTTCTGGGAGATACTGTTCTACATCTAATTTCTTAGAAATATATCTTGAGACTGGAAATGCTTTTTCAGATGTTTCAATCCCTAACAAGGAAAGAAGTGCAAGTGGAATATCTACAGAAGAACCTACTCCATATGATACAGATTTAGTCATAAGTTTATCAAATGCAATAAGTTTTTCTTTGTCAATATTACTATATATTTTATAAGCAGCTAGATCTGCATAATCAGGTAATTTAAGTAAATAATCTGCAATACTATCCTTTCCTACAAGAGGTATTTTTCTATCTATCTGACCTCTGATATAATCTTCAACCCAGTTATTTTCTGCAGATGATGTATCAACAGGAGTATCTACTGGTGTACCTCCTCCTAACTTATTTAAAGAAGTATCTAATCTAGTACTTACTGTATCTTGATATACAGTAAAATCATCACCAAAACCTTCTAAAATATTTCCATTACTCATCTACTATCCACTCCTTTACTCCTTGATTGTTTATTATATATCGTCCAAATTTTCCTGTCCCCATATCAAAGCCCAAAGTTTCCTTAATCTCAGCAGCTTTTTTCATAAAAAATTCTTTATCTGATTTACCTAATTTGCTATAAGGGATACCTCCAGTATACTGTTGAGGTAAATCTTCCATAAAATATCTTTTTAATCTATTTCTTACAGTAGCTCTATTATCAAAATCAATACCAAGTGCATTCTCTATATATACATGATAAGATTTTCTGTCTATATCTGACCCTTCATAGCCTGTCATCTCTCTATATTTATAATAAGCCTCTGCAAGCATTCTATCTCTTTCTAAGTAAGGTTGAACAGTTACTACTCCTGACTTTACATTTCTGCTATCATACTTCTGTAAATTTTCATTTCTTAATTTTACACCACGTTCTCTAAGAGACTTCCAAGCTTCTACTTTTTGAAGTTCTTCTTGAGATAACTGTCTACCAGAACTTAATAATTTATCTACCTCTTCAGATATTTTCTCTAACTTTTCTCTAGGAGAATTATAATTAATACCAAGCTCAATTTCTGCAACGTCAGGTTCAAATCCAGCACCTTCACGAAGGTACATAACATCCAACTCTTCGCCTAATATTTCTCTTTTATCAGCATCTAATTCAGTATCATGCTCTACTTGTTTATTATTTATATTAAAGAAATACATATTTGAATTTCGCACCTCAGAAGCATACTCATTATAACGACTAACAGATGCTTTATATTCCTTAACATTTTCATATTTGTCTTCAAGTTCTATTAGTTCTAATTTTTTTTTCTCTCCATAACCACCTGCAATATCTAATCTTCCTTTTTCAGCAGTAACTTGTGATGCACTAAGTTGATCTAATAAAGATTGACTAACAGGATACCTATCAAATACTGCTTGCTCTGCTTCAGACAAATCTCTATCAGGAGCATACCTTGCAGGTAAGAAATCTTCTGTACCGTATATTTTATCTTCTCCAGGAGATACACCTACACCTTTTTGTAAAAAGTTTAAAGATCTGTTTATATTCCCTAACTCAGCAACAGCTTCTCCATAAAAAGGTTTTAATATATCTATCTGTGATTTAGCCTGTGCAATTTTCTGTTTATAATATTTTATTGGTTCATCTGTAATTTCTGCTGTAATACCAGGAACTTTTCCTGTAGCATAAATATCATTAAGTGATGTAGTTTCTTCAGTTATAGCATTAATAGCATTTTGTGTCTTTGTAACCTCCCCTATAAAAAAGTTACGCTCAGCTTCTGTCTTATCTAATTCTCTTGAAATTAAATTTAATTGATCTCTTTTGTCTTGCCTTGTATTTTCGGCTGATTCCCTTGCAAGACTAATAATAAGAGCAGACAACTCCCTCATCGTATCTTCAGGACCGTAATCTAATCTTGGTTGTCTTACTTTCCATAGTGCCATTATCTTGCATCCCTATTTTGTATTTTATCAATTGCTTCCAAAGCTTTATACCTAAATTTATCATTTAACCAATCACGCCTTTTAGAACATCCACCACACTCTTTTATCCTGCCACCAGATACCTTCTTGATAACATGTGATATTGTATCTCCTAATCCTTTGCTTTGACAATTATTACAAGCCATTATACTTAACAATTCGACCCAGCAATCTCCATCCCAGTACAATTATCAATACAAGATTGTTCTCCTGCTAGATTCGTTGTACAACTACAATCAGGACAGTTCGTAAAATCTATTACAGTGTCGTCATCATCGCCAGACCCCTCACAACAATTATCGGTAGTAAAATAAATACCCCCTGGAGCCTGTCCTGGTTGACACGGTACTGTTTTTTGACAATCATCAGCACAATTAGTTACACAGTCTCCCTCTACCCATCCTCCTCCTGTTTCAGGTTCTGGGAATATACCACTAGTAAGCAAAGCATTTAATGTAGAGCGTTGCTCCTTTTCCCAATCTTCTCTAGTATCAAATATACCAGTTTCTAATGCTTGATATAGATCAGTAGATTCTTCGGCTAATGTTAAGATACCAGCTTCTCGTTTTTGTCCTAACTCAAGTCTAAATTTTTCTGCACCTCTCGTAACTTCTCTCCCATATAAATCTCTCTGTCTTTTTTTTCTTCCTGTCATAGTTTGACCACCACCACCCCATGAAGACAAAAGATCCATTACATTAGAACTAGCCTTACCAAATATATTACCAATTTGTGCTTGATATTCTCCACTATATTGTTTTGACGTTAAATCCCATGCCTCTTGTAACTGACTGATGTCCATTGCAACACCTTCAGTAAGCATAGTCTCTTTAGTAAATTCATAAGGATCAAAGAATCTTTCATAGCCTGTTTCCCATGTACTACCTACAAGAGCTTCTCCTGGATCAAATACAGTAGATTCCATTGTAGGAGCTGTGTAAACACAACTTTGTGTAGTTTCATCTAAAACCCAACCTTCTCCTAGTATGGTACAGTCTGGCATTAGCTTAAAATACCTCCAGGATCAGCAGTCTCAGGAATATTATCCCAAGGATCAAAATCTATATCAAAGGATCGCATACTCCCAGTTCCTCCACCTGCTGTTTCCTTTTTTTGACCCCTATAATACATACTAAGCAGATTTGCTCCTGTGTCAGTTACATCTTGCCAAAATTCAGCTTTATGTGCAGAAGAAAGAGCTTTATTGAACTCTTCAAGGTCCCATTTCTGCATAACATCAAACTTACCTACATCAGTACTAACATAGAAATCTTCTGGATCAAAATTTGAAAACCAATTATGCAACCACTTTCCTCCTTCACTACCATACTGCCATCCCTCAACAGCACCTGGTACTCCTCCTCCTGAGAAAAATCCTATAGCAGCTCCAATACCACTCCCAATTAAACTTAATATTCCTTCACTTTCAGCTTCATCTTCAAAGCCTGCCTCAGCAGCAGCTTTCTGTCTTCTAAATAAAGATTCTTCTTGAGCTCTCTCTTTTTCTATATCAGCATATAGCTGTGACCTTCCTTCACCGTATCCCATACTAAACTCCTTTATTCATATCTAAACCCAAGGTGTAAACTGTTGTGTCCCATATTGAACAGGGACTAACTTTGTTTCTGCCCCACTAAATATAGTATCTTCTTGAGAAATTCCAGCTATCATTGATAACCTATCAGCTTTCATACCAATCCCGTCTGTAGCTGAGGTACAAATACCATCTCCGACAGATATGTTACCATTCTCTCCATTACATAACACATGCCCATCTCCAAGTACATATACCTGATGTAAATTATCCTTATCATCATACTTTCCTGCATAAGCACCAAGAACAGATTTTGAGTATGATGAAGATGATTTTCTAGCTTTATATAATATACCTCGTTCAGTATTTATCCCATTTTTTTGTTTATAAAAAATCTCTGTTTGTTCTACTAATGTACCATAATTATATCCATTTTCATTATCTGATGTTGGTAATTCTACGTCATGATTAGCAGTAAAAGTACCATAGGTTACAGTCCCACCTGTAAAAGTGATTGAGCCTTGCAAGCCTCCATCACCATCATAGATGCCAACAATATAATTAGTACCAGTAGCATTATCATTACATCCTTGCAGCATCAAGCATCCTGACTGAGTTGAATTATTATCATTATATAGTCTCACCATATAACCATTATATGAATCTTTTGCATATAATTTATATAATACATTTGCGACAACTCCTATTCCAACATCTCCGCTACTATTAACACTTATCTTCTGATGATTAGGGTGATTAGCATGCGTATCTGCATTCATTGGAACTGAACTTAATGGAAGATAATGCTTTTTACTAGCATATCTAACTACAAACTGTAATCCTTTTCCTGCTACATTTTCAATACTTAAAGAAGAATCAGTATTTTGAGGATATTTAGAAATACTAGTCTTTAATGCTTCTCTCATACTACTAAAATACTATTTTTATTATCATATACTCTAACCATTTCGTGGTCACTGTTAAAATTTGTTTAGCATTCTGTAAACTATCCCAATATGCCAAAGCTCTCCTTCTCCAGCTGTACTACTTAAACCATTAAATTTTAGATATAACTTTCTAACTCTTAATGAGCTATCTGGTATCAATGTCCATGTAACTGCCCCTCTTGTTGCTTCAGTAGTATAAGATGATGTCATAGTATGTAGCTCATCGGCAGATCGGTCTTCTTTACGAACCTCTACTGTCATTGTAGTAATGTCTTTTCCATATATTAATATTTTATAAACTTTTTTGTATCTAGTAGGATCGCCAGCATGCCAAGCTCCAAGTGATATATAAGGATACCTATCATACCATGTAGATCCATCATCATCTGATGTTTGCTGACTCTTAAATACAGTATCAGTCTTAAAACTATAATAGTGAAAATCAATATGAGTATGTGGATTAGTACCCTCTATATAAACATAGTCATGAACCCATCTAAACCAATCTAGCCCTGATTGGTATTGTATAGGCCATCTTCCTACTTCTGGAAAACCGAAGTGCGTATAGTAAAGCGTAGATATAGAGTCGCTATGATGACGGTTCTTTGTAAGATTTACTATTTGATTACCATCAAAAAATAAAAAATCTGCATTCTCTAAAGATGTACTTGGTGGCCTAAAAACCACTCCTTCTTTAATTTTAAGAGAGTGTATTGTATCAGTTATGCCATTTCCTTTTAAAGTTTTAACTATAGTATCATTAGTGACATCAAATAGAATTAATGATTCTGAAGTAAAATAACATAATAAATTACCTATCCCATACATAGCCTTACATGGAGTAGATGCCCCATATGCAGTCATATCTATCCAGTTATCAGTAGGGAATATATCTGGCTGTCCAGGTACAGATCGGTATATATATCCACTTTTAGCTACATAGGTAACCATACCTAATTTAACTTTAGCTTCTACATCTGAAAATATTCCACCACTCGCTGAAACATCTAATATTCCTACATCACTTGGATAACCAACATTCATCTCAAATGAAGCAGAAGTAGGAGGTTCTTCAATATCAATTATAGCTACATCAGATGGTGTAGATATATCTCCTATAGATCTTAACCTATAATCATATGTTCCTCCAGTTATATATAGTATATCACATAAATGTAATAATCCAACAGCTGTTGTATGTGAAGTGCTTTCTTTTTGGTAATATAGTCTTCCAACTGTATTTCCAGTTACTAACCATGAAGGATCAATTGTCCACGCAACAGAAGCACTATTTATAGTAAACCTACCCTTATATGTATCTGTATCAGCCCATGTTTCAGAATGTATATGCTGTGGAGGCCCTTCCTCTAATATACCATTTCCTAAATCTTTTATATTAGTTACATAAAATTCATAGACTCCAGCTTCCCATTGTATACCTTCAGTATCACTTCCAGTATTACCTACACTTGAAATATCTAAAGCTGTACTTGTTCCTAAAACTGTATCAAGATCATCATAATCTCCAGATATATTTCCACTTACATTACTCTCGCCATCGTCAAATGTAAGTGTATTATCTACTGGGTCAAAAGCAGTAATCTTCCCAAGAAGATCAAAATTAACATTATGTGCTAATGCTACACTCCGTAATTGGAAAAGATCAGTATCATCAGCATTATAATTCATGCCTTTGGAGAAATCAGTAATATTTGATGACTGTTTAGGCATATGTATAGACTACTCTTACATTAGGTATAGATGTAGTAGATATCCACTTATACTTGATATATATCTTCATTACTTATAAGCAAAGAAAAATTGCATTGTACCACTTGTTCCTAAAGTAGCACCATTAGTATTCCATACAAACCTAACATATGGAGCATACACATCTGATAAATCTAATATATGCAAATAAGGTCCACCAGCTGCAGTCATTGCAGGTGCCCCATCACTTGATATCTGAACATCTGCTGTCCAGTCTGTACCATTATGTGATAATTGATAATCAAAATGTGCAGCATTGTCTGTAAAGTTAACTTTTATATCAATACCACATACTATTTTTTTATTTTCGATGCTATTTACACTTGTATCTATTGCAGGTGAAGCAAAACTATCTGTAGCTCCTGCTAAAACTGAAGTTGTTGGCGTAGTCCTTACTGTATACCCAGCAGTTGTGCTACTAGCGAAAGCTGCTGCTGCTGTTACTGCCATTTTTTACCTCCTTAGAATATTTTCCATTTTAAATTAATTACACTTTTAAGTACGTCTAGTACTTCTTTCATGATCTTTTTCTTCTCTTTAGCACTCAGCTTGCCATCAGCATAAGCTTCTTCTAAAGTCCTAGCTACGTCACCTATTTCTTTCATCATTGCCTTATATCTGCTAGCCATCAGAGTAGCTATACCAGCCAGTATAAGACCTATCAAATAGAATAGATTAGTCCAGCTAAAGTAGTCTGAAAAGAAACCTGCCATTATTAGTTGGTCCATGAGTTTATCTCCTTTTCGTTAAATTCCATTGTCACCCACCCAGTCCTTATCATAGGAAAGAATGAATATCTTGCATAATCTGCATAGTTCAAAAAGCTACCTCCTCTACAGTACCATCTCCTGTGGAGCTTTTCCTTATCATCCATAATCCTAAGCGAATCAACAGGTTTAGCATATAACTGATGATTATGACCAAGGAAAAATACATCACCCTCAGAGAAAACAGCGGCCATCTTGTCCAACTCCAAGTCGCCATTCTTTGCTCCACTCTTGCCATGCCCTGTAACCAAGTACCATTCAGTATCATTTATCTTAACTCTCGTATACCCAGGTAATCTAAAATATGGAACACCAAGTCTGTCAGCAAGTAACTTGCTAACATCAAAACCGAGTAAATTAACAGACCTGATATAGTCGTGATTACCACCCCTAACAAACAACAGCTTATCAGCGATTTTTTCGACTCTTCTAGCAAATGATAGATGCTGATCATCAGGCTCCATCTCCTGGCCCCTTTGACTGATGTAATAGTTTGGTGGAATAAGTTCAATATTGTCACCATTTAAAAACCATCTTGCATTTGGATCTGCATCAACTTCCTCAATAAATTCATTAAACTTTTCTTCATGATGCTCATTAGCTCCATGATGTATATCTGTTGCACCATGAATTCTCAACTCTGTATCCGAAGATACAGTTAGAATATAACCTGGCTCTATCTCCATTAAAGAATCTTCTGTAACATTTGAATTTATTTGATAAGAAAAATGTCTTCTGCATGAATTACACCTGCATTGTTGAACTAATCCCTTTTGTCTTTGTACAGTACCATCTTTCTTTGTTGATTCTGAACCACATCTTGGGCATATCATGTATTCTCCTCATTTGCTTCTAAAAAATGCTCTACAGTACCTTTACCTAACTCTGTATTGTAAACTCTCTTCCAATAATCAGCCTGATCTTCTTTATTATCCAACTTAGGGAGAGGAAATGGATCACGCTTATACTTTAACCTGCAAAATGCTACCTGTAAGGCGATATTAGACTTGACCCTATACTCACTATCATCTTCAGCATAACCTAGGTTTTTAAGTGATTCTAGGATGGATTTTCTATAAGCTACATAGTTATCCATTATATCTCTCATTGTAGCAGGTTCTAACTGAAAGAATCCTATAGCTGGACCGTCACCCATTTGAGATAGGTACCTGTATTTAGATTCAGCCATGCCAGTAGCATATATCATTGCAGCAGCATCTTCACTATACATACCTAGCTGCTTTAATGTCCAGTCTATAATATCCTTAATATCTTCCTTAAAACTATCCACGACTCGCCTTCTTAATTTTATACAATAGATATATAATCTGCAGCATCCCTACTGTAATACCAAGTAACCAAGGCAGTACATCATAAAACAGTGCCCCCATACTTGCAAAACTCATACCTGTTACTTTTAAACTATCCACGAGTACCTCCATTGATTCTACCTTTAAGAAAATTAAGGTCATCTGTTATTTGATTCATTTCAATCACAGACCTTTCATGCCTTCTTTCTGCTTTTTCATCTGACTTATTCCAACGATTTATTAGTTGAATAGTAATGTCTTCAACTTCCTTTAGCTTGGACATTAAAGTTTTCTGTAGGAACATAATCTGACCAGCAAACAATACTACCATTACTCCTATTGTTCCATACTCTGCAAACACTTCTATCATTATTCACTCGCTGTAAACAGACTGCCATTTGCTAAAGTCTGTGCCTCTGTCTTAGTTAATATTGAATTATTAGGATAGGCTAATCCATTGCCTAATGCTATCATTGCTGTCAGTTCACCTTCTAACATACTAAATTCACCCTTTACAATAATGAGGTTACCATCCAGACTCACTCTGGGTGCTCCTAATTTGCCTCTGAAGGCACTTTCTCTCCAAGTAGGACGATAAGCCGTAGTAGAAGTAATCTCTCCATCATCATCGTATTCGTACTCATTCCATCCTAACTTAGATTGCAGTACAGTTGGTATCTGTGACTCGTAAGTAACTTTCTTTAAACAAATATATAATTCGTAATGTGCCATTTTAACTCCTAATTTGGATGTTTTCCTTTACCATGTTTATAATTCTTTGTGATTTCTGGTACTGATAATGCTCGGTTGTATACTCTAACTTCATCAATACTACCATTCCAAAAGTTTGAAGTATCTTGACTTCCAATCTCTATTACTCGTGAGGTATTTACATGGACAGAAGTAAAATCACTGCTTTCGTCTTCTGTTACTAACGATGCCCCATTCTTATAGATTGTCATTACTCCATTATTAAAAGTACAAACTACATGATTCCACTGATTAGGAGTAATACTTCCACTTATTTCTTCAAATTCTGTTCCACCAGTTGACCCATCCTCACTACAAGCAAAGTAAATATTGTCCCCTAAAATATATAATCTCCATATTCTTTCTCCAGAATCACCTTTATACTTAGCTACTATATGCTCTCTCCCACTTGTAGATGCAGAATCATTTTTAACCCAAGCCTCAACAGAAAAAGTATGGACAAAATCTAAAACAGATGATATTGGTAAAGGTATATACTCACTCCCACTAAGATTCAACCACCCATTATTCGTATGTGTAAGTGGAAAGCCTAATATGTCTTTGCCAGAGGTAGTGCCTTCTGGGAGGAGGATTGTTTCTGGAGAACCAGCAACTGTACCATCATTTGAATTAGTACTTCTATCAGACCAACTTGATGCCCCATCATTTCTCCAATATCCAACTAAATCACTTGATGCTGAATGTGTAGTAGCATCTAAAGCAACTCCATCATTAAATAGTTCTTGAACTTCTGCAAGAGTAAATGCTTTATTATGCCATATTGATACTTCATTCATATTTCCTTTCAGCCTGTAACTTCCACCCCTACTACCAAGATACAAAGCACTTGCAGTATTACTAATTGTAGCTGCACTTGGCCCACTTTCTGTATCAACCAAAGCCCCATCTACATACCATTTAATAGTACTTGGACTTCCTCCTACCCAAGTCCATACTACATGATGCCATCCATCTGCAGGTAATTCATAATCAGAGGAATAATGAGTATTATTTATACCCATCCCTAATACGTCTTCACTATTTACCCTAACCCAACATTCTAAATCATTATCTTTGTTAATACATCCATTTCTTACTGCTGAAGAATCTGAATATCCAGTTCTTATTATCCAAGCAGAAACAGTAATAGAAGACTGACCTCCAATAGCCACATCTCCGAGGTCAACATAATCATCCACATCATCAAACACCATAGGCTTACTCATACCCATCAAAGCAGTCTGTGGAATTAAAGGTTCTGCATCTGCAGTTGTCCAACCTGTGGCTACACCTACCTCTTTGAGAGAGAATGATGCTGTTGTTAAATTACAAGCACCATCAACAGAATCATCTACATTTAGCATTATTCCACTTTCATCTCCTGATGGAGTAAATGTAACTGTATGACTTGATGAATTAGCATAAGTTGCTTCAGCAACAAACGTTTCACTGTCATCATAACTTTTAATTTCAATTCCCATATTATTCCCTGCTGCAAGAACAAAAGTCAATGAATAGGTACGCCCTCCAATTAAAGATAGCCCATCTTGTTTTAAAGTTCCTGCACCACCATTAGTACCATCATCATAATATGTCCAACCTGTAAATGCACCTGTGCTATCCCAATTCGTATCATCGTTAGTTAGCAACTCATCCCCATAAAAAGTAGTAGTACCATGATTGCCCATTTGGACTTTCTTAATTACAAGATTATCTACTGTGCCGTCCCAATCCCCATCTCCATAAAACAGAATATATCGGCTTGGACTTCCTGCATTAATTGTAAGATACTTTACAACACTTCCTGTGTCATCTATATAACCTGTAGCATCAGTTCCACCAATAAATACATTCCAATATCCTCCAACACTTGTCTTGGTAATATCTGCTGTAATTTTAAATACATCTCCTGAATTGATTGCACCTAGAGCAGCTTCTTGTTTAATATCTGCCGTACCACCTGATGATGCATGAGTTGCTACTCCATCAACTAATGACCAACCTCCAGCATCAAAATCTGTCCAATTATCAGTGCTTGGGAAATCACCATCTACAACTATATCACTCCCCAACTCTTTAGGAGAACCATCATATACTGTAGTCTGAGGTGAACGAGGATTACCTTCTGTACAAGGATACCAAGCCTTGAGATTGGATATGGTAGTACCAGATGTTACTGCACTATTGTGTGTGATTAATCTCTCTGGATGTGTATAAGCATATTGTACATCTGATAAAGACCAAGCCTTGTCCCAGACTTGAATGTTTGATACTCCACCATCTAAATGATAACCAGCAGATGTAGAATATGTTGCCCCTATAGAAAAATCATTATAACTAGTTGATAAACTATAATCGGTTGTATCTGTATTTACTAATAGACCATCCTTATAAAATTTTCTACTAGTATCTGATTCTTCCACAAAAACATAATAATGCCAGTTAGTATCTGTTGATAAAATGAAAGCATTACTATAATCATCACCACTATTTTCCATTACTATATTTATTCTATTTACACTACTAAGAGTAGATAACCATATACCAAATCTTGGTTGACTGTTTCCTTGATTCTGAGCACTAAAATAAGCAAAAGATGTGTCATGAGTAGTAACATCATTAAATTTTACCCAAGCCGATATTGAATATGGATTGCTACCCATTCCTGCAGGATTATCACTATCAATTAATATATAATCTGTAGCACCATCAAACTCTAATGCCCTGCCACTATACAGAGTACCAAAATCTGGAGGAGAGCCGAGTTTGTAAGGATTAGTTCCTGCTGATATTGTAGTAGCCATTATGTTAATATCCCATAATTATTATTATCTGTAGAATCTGCAACTGCTACCTTTTTAGCAGTTACGCTATCTACATAAAATTCATCATAACCATCTTCAGCAGAAAATAATACATAAGTGCTTGTGGAAGAACTTGCATTAAATGTCTGTGTAATATTTGTCCAAGTATTAGCAGTTACAGTTTTTTCTACAAATAAACTTTCAGTTGTTCCATTCATTCCCACTTGTACTTTTGTACCATCAACAACATAAACCCAAGCATCTACATAAATCTTTTCTCCAGTAACAATAGAAAATTGAGATGACAACTGAGCCCCTTTATCATCAGCACAATCTGTAACATGAAGACTTTGTGAACCCTCATAAAATTTACTTGTACTATAAGCAAGATTTACTGGAGAACCAAATACCACCCATCCAGAACCAGCCTCCATTGTTCCAAGTCCTCCTGTTAAATCCTCTGCATAGGTAGTTTCATCCAAAGCCCAATATGAGACTAAGTTTGTTTTCTCTGATGCAGTCAATTCTTCATATGTCTTTTCCATTATACTCTGGATTTGTGCTTGGTCAAGAACTGCATCCCATATACCTACTTGACAGATGTTGCCGTCAAAAGAATTTGCCCCTCCCCAACCACTAAGATGGTCACCTATTAAAAACGCATCAAGAGTAGTATTTAAACTGGCTAAAGTTGCAGTACCATCAGCAACTCCATTTAAATAATATGTAATTGTACTTGAACCATCATGCGTAACTGCAATATGATGCCATGTATTTAAGGATATAGTAGTTGAACTTGCACTATCAGCATTGCCTCCATATTTACCTACCGTTATGTTAGCATTGCTATCATCCCAAGATATAACAAAAGCATTACTTGACGAATTAGTACCATAGGCAAACATCATCCCATAAGTAGTAACTGAATCTGCATTCATCCAAAAAGTAACTGTCCTTGCAGAACTTGTGGCAGGAAAACCAGTATCATCACCTGTTATATAGTCTGTATAGGTATTATCAAAATAAGCACTCCCAGAACCAATCGCATCTGCTTGTACTTTAGGAGAATTATCTACCATCCTTGGCAATGTTGGAACTACTCCCCCATACTTACTTCCACTACCTGATGCAGCAACAGTAGCTCCTGTTATCGTTCCTGTATTAGAACCATGTGAATCAGCTGCTTTTGTAGCAAGAGCAACTACAGATTCTTCAAGTTTCCACCAACTAACCATTCCAGATAATAGTCTACCTGAAACTTCTTCATAAGATTTATACATTACATTCTGTACTTCGGTAGCAGTTATAGCACGATTCCAGATGGCTACATTTTTTATGGTTCCTCTAAAATCACTTCCAAAATCACCTGTCGCACCTATTGAAAACTGGACATCATCATTATCAATAGCAGCTGTTGAATCTGTATCTGTATCCTCAGCAACACCATTAACATATATTATATTCTTGCCTGATGATTTATGTCTTGTACAGGCTAAGTGTACCCATACATTAGCTGTATCAGCAGTGGAACTAGTAACTTTATGAGCACCACCACTAACATAAAAAACAAATTCATATTTATTACTACCATTTATATTTAATGAATAGCTTTGCTGTCCACTCTTATCTCTACCTGCTATATGTGAAGTCTGCCCTGCTGTTGCAGGTTTTACCCAAGCCATCATAGTAATATCATCAGTAATATCTAGTGATGTATCATCACCACAAAGTACATAATCATTAGTACCATCAAACTCCATAGAACCTGCACCTAATAATCTAAGACCTGTGTTTATATTAGGCCCATTCATAGGCAAATATAGCTTTAAACCATCATCTACAAAACTACGAACAACCTTCTGGTTTTCTAAAGAAAGCCTAGTACTTAGCATTAGATTATCCTATATATGCTATTAATAGACCAGAAGTAATATCTATTTCAGTCCACCTGCCAAATATAGTTACTCCAGCTGGGAATGTATTACTACCGTCTATCTGTAAACCTCCACTACCTTGTGTAGTAGTTTCAGAACCATCAGATTCATTATGAGCTGCAGCTTCTGTATTTGCATATTGATTAGCATCTTGTGCTACTAAACCTCCACTTGCATCAAATATAGTATCATCAAGGAATGTGATTGATACAAAGACTAATCCTGTGGGAGGACTAGCTGCTCCACTAGCATCTAAAAAAATAGAACCTGACTGACCTAATCCAAGGTTACCAGATTCCACTACTGAATATTTACTTATTGCCATATTGTTTCTCCTTTATGCCTTGCCGAGCTTGGCTGTCTCATGGGCATCTTGGTTAATTATCTAAAGTGACTATATCCCTGTAATATCCTTGGACCTATAATCTTACTTGATTCATGCTTCTCCACCATTCTCCTAAATTCTCTCATGAAATATTCTTTCATCTCTATATTGCCTGCATCTTCTGCATACTTAGCTTTAACATAATATGTAACTGCATTTGCCTGATATCTAGTAATATCCAATTCATCGTCTTCATTATTGAGTACGTTTACATCTGTTAATATATAACAGAAATCCCTATAAGCTTTATATAAGCTAATATCGCTTTGATCTGATTCGGCTGTAAGCGATGCATTGGTAGCATATGCTTCATCACTAAGTGTAAAATCAGGATAAGAACCATATAAATTATCCATCATTACAAAATATCTGTCACCTATTATAATTTCACTCGCAGTAGCAACAACTGATCTAGTAACACTTTCTACAGAGAAAAATCCATTATTAGAAGCAGTTCCAGATCCATTAACAAATACATAATCACCAGCAGAAAAATGCTCTCCTATGAACAAACTATCATGATCTATGCTTTCAGTAATAGCAAAATTAAATGTTGTATCTTCCCAATAAGGAAGTACTTCGTTTACTTTTGTATATGTTTTTAATGTACCTCCTGCTCCAGCTGTTTGAACTCTATGTAACCCATTCCATCTTTCGCTTCCTCTAACTACTATATAATCTAATGATTGTCCCCCAGTATCTCCTGAACTTCCTGATGTTACTGCGCTTTCTGGAGATGATGTCCAATTCATAGTTGCATCTGATGTTCCACTTCTTAAAAAAGTTAAATAACCATCTATAACCGTCCACCCATTAATAAAGAATTTATTTGTATTTATTGTACTATTTGCAGGAAGCATATACTGAGGACTATATACATATTGTAACTCTAATCCATCTGTAATACTCTCTTTAGGACTCTTCCAGTATAAAGCACCTATATTACCAAGATCATTTAATCCTGGTTGAGATAAGGTTTGTCCACCAGAAGATGTATAATCCTTTTGGACAATAGCTACTTTATTACCTTTTAGATAATAAGCATATTCTTTACTAGTCGCCATCTGCGTCCTTTCTAATTGGTTCACCCATCATTCTTGGTATTGACCTATACTCATCATCTGCATTTAACTGGTTCTTACACCTAATATCAAGTACCTTTATCATATCATTAGGAAACTCATAGAATCTTTGATCCTTGGTTATGTTAAGTCTTGTTGTAGTAACATGAGTCTCAGAGATGGTGTTCAGTTCTTCCAATGCATCTTTGATATATGCTATGGCTCTACCAGTATCACTAACACCAGCTCTTTCCATTATTTCCTGTACTTTCATTATACTCCAGCTAACATTACATTAACAGTTGCTTCATGCACACCATCACTATAAGCTGATGCAGTAAGCCCAATTGAAGATGTGGCTTCGCCAGCATGCCAAGGAATTACAATAGATTCTCCTAATGTTAGCAAGGCTATAATTTCTGTAGCTAAAGTGACTGCAACAGTAGCTACTGTTCCAAGTGTTTTCACATACTCAACTGCAACTACATGTGCCGTTGTAGGAATAGCTCCATCTGTAACATCAGAAGCTTCGGTCCAAGCACTATCATTTAAATAATCTATACCAGCACTATCTATCACTACATTTTTCCAATAACAAATTTTATCATCTGCTGGTTCTGTTGAAACAGTATAATTACCCCCCCATGAACGTGAATCTGCATTTCCATCTAAAGCTCTATGTGTATATGCTATTCCTTGAACAGTCACATCATTCTCTTGAACAATCTCTACGGATGTATGAATTCTTATTTCATTTGCCATTTTTTATCTCCTTGCAGCCCTTTGCTGCGGTTGTTGAGGAGCAGGAGGTGCCATCATAGCAAACGCTCCATCGTATTGAGCTTTCAATGATGCATATTGTTGTGCTGCCCATTGATAGTCTGCCTGATCCTTCTGTAAACTTGTTGTAAATTCTTGTGCTTTCCCAGCTAACTCAGCATTATACTTCTGAACATCAGCATTGTATATTGCTAACTTCTCTTGATTTTCCTGCTGGGTCTCTTTTAAATCTGTACTAAACTTTGCCAAATCACTTTGGAAAGTAGTATTATTCTTTTGTAAATCATTAGTGAACTTGGCAGTAGATGCTTGAACTTCAGCAGTATACTTACCTAAGTCATATCCAGTTTCAGCTTGAAATTTCTGAGTTGCCTTTGCAATCTCTTGTTGAAATTTCCCCATATCATTTCCAACTCTTGCTGTTTCATTTTGTATATCAGATCCATACTTTTGCAAGTCTGTTGTTCTTTCAGCCTGCCATACCTGAATGTCTCCAGCTAAATTCTGTTGATATTCCTGTACTTCTTTTGCAACATCAGCCTGGTAATTCTGTACCTCAGCACTATACTTCTGAAGAGTAACAGCATATTCCTGATTCTCCTTCTGTAGTACTAAGCCTACTTCTTGAGTAGCTTGCTGTAATTGAGCTTGATACTCAACATTCTCTTTATTAAAACTATTTAAATTATTTTGTATGTCACTACCATATTTCTGTAAATCTGTTGTTCTCTCTGCTTGCCATACTTGTATATCACCAGCAAGGTTTTGCTGATACTCTTGTACCTCTTTACTAACTTCAGCTTGATATTTTTGTACCTCACTTGCAAACTTCTGCAGCTTTGTTCCATCTTCAGCAGATTCAAGTTGAGCATTCTGTATAGCAATTTGGATATCTTTCTGAAAAATAGCATTATCTTTATTAAAGGTTGCCTGTGCTTCTGCCATCTTAGCACTATACTCTCCAATCTTTGCTTGTATTTCTTGAACCCTAGCTGCTAGCATCTCAGCATCTTCTTCGGTTGTTATCCATCCCTCAGTACCTGTGCCACTTCCAAAATCAGGGGCAGACATAACAGGAGGAGTAAATGAAGGATTAGTTATACCACTCTCTGTAATAGTGGTGTCAGTTAATGCTGGTGCAATTGGTGATACTGCACTTATAGTTAAATCTGATATAGAAGGAGCACTTCCTAAAGACAAGACTGGTGACGTATATGAAGGTGGACTTGTAGTAGGACTAAAAATACTTGAAATATCAGGAGATGTAAAACTAGGAGAACCTGGGGAAACAGGACCTACTGCTGAAATTGTTAAGTTAGATATCGTAGGAGTAGCACCTAATGTAAGTACACTTGGTATATATGATGGTGCAGTAGGCACACTACTAAAATCTATATTAGCCCCAGCAGGTGCTACAGGCTGAACAAATGCACTTGGAGCAGTAAAACTTGGAATACTTAATGTAGTTGTATTCATACTAGGGACAACTGGTATAACTGGTAAGGTTATATCAGATGGTAAAGAACTATTTAAGCTAGTCATCTTTGCCATTAGAGATTGTATAGCTGCATATAGAACTACTAAATATACTTTATCATCTGCAAAATATCCAACATCACTATGAGTATATACTAAAGTTGACCCTGACTTATCTACAGGTGCGTTATTAACATAGTATACTTTAAATGTATTCGGGTCACTACTTGGAGTAGGAAATACACTTATCTTACTATCATCTCCTATCATATAAGCAGGATGAAATTTTGATGAAAAATGTAAACTATTAACATCAGTTACAAGATGTTGTTGAGATGGAGATACTTTCCTGCAAGGTCTCCAATTATTACTGGTAACTCCATCCTCTCTTACTACTGAAATTATTTGTGCCCCATTAATATCTAAAGATGCATTAGATGTCTGTTCAGCACTTGCTCTTGTAAAATCTTCAATATCCTGAGGTCTTAATCTAGTAACTCTGCTAGTAACATCTATAACTCCATCCTTTAAGAACTGAGTCAATTCATCTTGAGTTGGAGATGATGAACCATCTAATGATAATCCAGTTATTCCTTCTACTTGTACTTCAAATGTTGCCATAAATTTTTATTCACTTAAGTGCCCACCCCCCATGGAGAAGAGAATCAACATTAGGGGGCAGGCATTCCTTATATCGTGCTATTACCTCACGAGTTTCAGATTTGAATTACTCATTATTGATCAGCGTAGACTACAGCAGTTGCTGTAGCAGTAGCTATTAATCCAACACAATACCAAAGAGTTCCGTCAGTAACCATCTTCATCCAAGTTCCACCAGCTGGATCTTTAAGAGTCATCTTAGAGTTACTATTACCATCTGGATATATTGGAGCAAGTGCAACAGCTCCAGTAGCATCCGTATCATGGATACTTAGTGCTCCATTTAAGTAATTAGCATCAGCTTGTGTATCAACGATAACATCTTCTGTTTCAGCAGCATTGCCTCCAAACATAAATGTAAAATTCATACCCGCCTCTGGAGTTGGTAATTTAACAGTAATTCCACCATTAGCTATAATTACAACAGTAGAACCTGAATCAGCTGCTACCAGTGTTTTATTCGCAGATGCAAGCAAAACGCCATGACCAGCATGATCTAATTTAGTATCTAACTTATTTTGTCCATATAATAGATTAGCCATCATTTACCTCCTTATGTCCAGATAGCATGGGATTCGGCCATTGACCATTCCATGCCAGCTTCAGTTAAGATTTGATCTACTCTACGGTCGACTCCTGAGTTCTCTAAAGTTTGAACTCCTACATAGACTGAAGTATCACGATTAATTCCATTACCAACAAGAGGTCTGTAAGCACAGTTTTTCATGTTGACACCAAGCATCTTCACATTTGTACCATCAAGGTGAATATTGCGAGCAACATTCATATCTCCGTATACAGTTGAAATTGTAGTTACATCAACACCAAATACCTTCTTTCTTCCAGTTAATGACATCTCAGCCCTTCCAACACCTTTAGTTGAATCAGAAGCTGTAGTATCTGCAGTACCTCCAGTAAACGGCTGTATTGAACCAATGTTATTAGCAAAGTATCCACTTAGCTTATGCAACCAATTATAAACTGCTGTATTACAGAAGAATATAGTTGCTTGACTATTATTATAGCGAGGATCAACATAGCTAGACAAATCATCAAGAAAGTCATCTTGAGTTTTTGTAGATGTACTTAAACTAAATGTATTACCATAACTAGTAATATAGTCTACTGCGCCTTGAGTGTAGTTAATTCCACCTGTAGAATCTTCATACTGACTACCAAATAATATTGATGTTTCAATGTCCCACTTATGCTCAATCAACTTTTCCTTCCATACACGAGCCCACTCATTTGGTTCAAACTTCAATACAGTAGCTCTGGCCGTATTGGTCATTGCCATTGAAGTCTTCCAAATTTGTGTTACTCCGTATTGAGAAGCATAAGGCTGATCTACCCAAGTCTCTGGAAATCCAGATCCTTCTTGGTGAGCTGTACCAACTACATAACTTCTAGATGGTTCAAGTACAGAATGTATAGCTTGATCAGAAACTACTTCATCACCATCAACTGCATTCCCAGGACTAAAGTTATCAGCATCCCATCCAGATAATTCAGGAGCAGTACCACTAGTTGCCCTTACTACCTTTCCAGTTATTAAAGCTGGATATTTACTATCTATGGCTGCTCCACTGCTAGGAGAAGTATCAACTTCAGTAATACGTATTAATATATAATCAGAACCCCAATTAGCAGCTGTATATGTAGCACTATTCATAGGTACTTTTACAAGTTGACCTGGTAAGAAGAATTGAGGTGTAGTACCGCTAACACCTACATCAACTTTATTATTTGTTTGTCCATATACATTCTGTATGTTGCCCTGGCTTTTATAATCGCCAGCCATATAGAGCTTTACTGTATCATCAGCTACTACAGGTGTCCCTCCATCATTAGATGCAGTTAATGTAGCATCTCCAAATGAATCTGCTCCTGCACTAGTAACGAATCCCATACAATATGCATATCTCTTGTGAAACGAAGGGCGTTTCTCAGTAAATTTAAACTGAGGATCGTCCGTTGGTTTCTTTGCCACCTTACTTACGAATCTAAAGAACGGATCTTGAGGGATGGCCAGCTCAGATACTCTACTACCAAAGTTATACCTTCTACGTATATCTCCAGTAGCCAAGCTATTACTTGCACCTGGGCCTATCCCTGCATCATAATCTGCTACAGTTAGATTGGTGTTCGGGGTAATGACCGATAAAAAATCAGACATATCGAACTCCTTTTAATTAAGTTCAGGTAGCACTTATAATTTTAACTACCCGAACAGGTTATCTAAATCACCGTCAGTGCCCAT